TTTGTCGATGTTGCTAAATTGTTTTCCGATGCGCTTTGAATATTTGAGAAAACGTTTTGGTTCCATGTTGTTTACTTCATCGTATGTCAATGAATAAACATCCATGATGATCCAGGCCACCTGGGAAACTTGATCATCCGCATCATTCCAAAACGCCGAAAGGCGTTGATATTCGCGCAACTTCATGCTTATTGTGGCAATTTACGGCGGTTTGTTGCGGCATAAAAAAACCCGGCGTTTTGCCGGGTTGATGTTTTAAAGTTTTGCGATTGATTCGAATCTTTTTAATTGTTTTTTAGCACTTTCTAAATGTTCCGCGTTTGTGAAATTGGAATATTTTTCACTTATTTCATGACCTGGTAAACTTGAATATTTTGCAATTGCTTTTTCAAAATTGTTTAAACGTATACCATGTTGACCTTTTCCGATCAAATCCAGGCGGCCAAAAAAATATGCTCCGCAACATGTTGCCGCAACGTATTCATTGTTTGATTTCCTGGTTTCCAAAACGATTCCGTTTTCGTCAACGATTGAATAAATGTACTTTGGGCCGCTTTTTTTTCCGGTTTCTTGCTTGATCAGTTTCATAACGTGTTTTTTAATTGTGATTTGATAGAGCAAATATAAAACAATATTGTTTAATTATCCAAATAATTTAAAAATATTTTTTTTACCCCATAAAAAAGGCCCAGGTAAATACCCAGGCCGGCCAAAACTAACTAACAACACATCAGTAATCATCATCCGCGAATGAATATTCGCCGATTGCTTCGAATTGGGATAACTTATTCAACCCGACATATCGAACGGCATCAATGGCATGGTTTAGGATATCCTCCGGGGCATTCAATGAACGGCCTTCGCGATCCTTTGCCCACCGGTATTGGCGCAATTCCTTAATCAAGTTTAACGAATTTTTCGTAATTCGTAAATCGTAACCCTGCAATCTGTCAATTGATGCCTTGATCGAATCCGGGCCTTTCCTGGCCGCTTCAACATAAAACCCGGCGTTTGTCAATTCCGCAATGGATTTCGGTTCAGCGGAATCGGCAACGATGCATTTTGCCGAATTAACCCCCAATTGTTTCAAATGATTGACAATTTCCGAATTGGTTAATTTGGTTTGATACAACAATTCGTTGATGTAGATTTTCCCATCATATCGGAAAACCTCTACCAATGCCGTCGGATCGTTTGTAAATCCCCAATCCAGGCCATACGATATGAATTCGGATTCCGCCGGGATGCGTTCGCATTGTTGCCAATTTTGGAACACAACGCCATCAAGGGAACCGATTTCACCCAGGCCGTAAACCCGGAACCAATTGCCCCAAAACGCTGAACCGGCATCCGCTTTTTCTTTTGCCTTCAGAATAAAGTTTAACGCCGATTCCGGGCATGCTTCATTGTCGGTGTAATTGATTATAATGAAATCAACATCCGGATCATTGATTAATTCATCGTGAAACCAAAACGGGTTTGTCGGGTTCCAATCCAGGAAAACGCCCTGCTTTGTCCTGGATGCTAATTCGGTATATGAATGAAAGTTCATGTTGTTGCACTCATTCATATAAAGCCAATCACGCCTGGCGCCACGTAATTTCGCGTCATTGTCCGCGCTAAAAAACTCGATTTGTGATCCGTTGGCAAAGTTATATTTGAAATCCGTTGCGTTCCATCTATCATCAAACCATCTGCCCGTTTCGAACATGATTTTTTTGAAATCTTTCATTGCCCCACGTTTCAAATGTGGTATTGATTCGGCAACGATTGAAATTTCGCTGAATGGGTTTTTCGCTGCGATATCAACCAGGATGGGGATGATTGCATAGGTTTTGCCTGCCGATGTTCCGCCCTGGATTCCCCGGATGAATCGCTTCATCTTCAGAATCTTGTTGATTGCCGTTGTTCGAACAAATGCCATAATATCATTTTGTTGATGCCACCAATATGATCAAAACCATTTCGTTGATTCCAACAATATGGTTTTAATTTTCCGGGAACAATGGTTGTTCGATTTTCAAATCGGTTTGTGTTTTTTCAACCAGGTTGTTTAAACGCTGCGTGATCGATGGATTGTAAAGGCCGGCCATGCCCCCGGCGATTTGATCCTCACGAATCACGCGCTTTATACGCGAACAGACATCCGAAAATTGTTCGTATGCGCCGCCCGTATTCCCAAAATAATCATCGGTATCTTTTAGGATTCCCTTTGAAAAAACATAATTGGAAAAACCTTCATAGGTCAACGGCTTTTCTTTTGGGCGTTCGACTTGCATTGCCATGCCACCAACCCAATCCCGGACATAAAACGGATTTGATTTTACCTTTGCCTGGTATTCCTCAAACAATGTCCACATCATTTCAGGGCTTTCAATGTATTTTTTATTCCCCCTGGTTGACTTGATCGGCTTTTGTTCCGCTTGTTTTTTTACTTGTTTTGCCATCTAATTTGTTTTTGTTTTCAAATACGAATCTGATCATTTCATTCACGCATGGTTGACATCCGCGGAATGAAAATTCGGATTGTGGATCAATCAGTTTTGAAAGGCGTTCGAACTCGATCAATTCCGGTTCAGATGGGTGAACATCAACGCCGGCGATGATTCGATCGTAAAGGAAAGTTTGTGATAATACGTCCATTGTTTTAAGTTTTATAAATCCATATGTTTTTTAATTTCGATCCTGGCTTTTTTTATCGTTTTACAAATTCCCGAAAATTCTATTCCGGTAATGGCTTCAACCTTTCGGTAACTGCCATGCTCCGCATAAAGTTCCAACATTTTGGCATCATACCAATAAAGTTTTTGTAAAGGTACAACAATGATTTCAATCGGTTGTTCATCGGCAATATCTGAAAACGATTCTAAGGCCGTTTCTCGGCCCTGTAATTTCCGGAATGAACTTCGTTCCCACCGAACCATATTAACGAGCATTTTAGCCACGTATGCAACGAATTTTCCCCTTTGGTATAAATCAAGAATGTCGGATTCCGGTTTCAACAACAATTCGGTGAACACATGTTGTTTTACATCATCGCGAATGTCCGGCGGTTGAATGCGTGCCAGGCATTCCCGGAGATCATCCGATCTGTATAATTGTTCGATTATTTGTTTTGCGTTCACGATATAAAATTAATTCTTTTTTTAATCCAAAATCAAATACACCAAATACACAACTAAAAATCAATATAAATCGGCTGAAACATAGACCTGGTAAGGATATACACCAAAAACACCAAAAACACATACACACTTTATTTCTATATTTTTATATGTCTTTATTTATAGTAAGTAAGTATATTTTTTATATCTTATAGAAATACAGTGTATATGGTGTATATCCTTTGTGGGCGCGGGTTTCAAATACACAAACGCGTGTATTTCGGTGTATTTGAACGTATATTTCAACATTAAATAATATTATTTTTTAATTAAATAATTTACTTTTTTGTGTATTTACCATGCCCCAAACGATTGAACAATGATGCGAATTCTTTATTCCGGATGGATGTTTCAAATTTCCGTTCCGGCAAGTTGATGCGCTTGCATATTTCAATCGCATCTTTTTTGCTGAACTCATTCGGTAACGCCAAATAAAGATTGTTCATTTCAGTTGATAAACCCGTTTCCGCGTTTTCAAAAAGTTTGCCAATTAAACGCAATGTGGTTTCTGAATAGTATTTATACAAGCTATTGGACATGATTACAATTTCTTTTGTGATGATCGGTTCTGTTGGATTTTGTAGTATTGCCACAACCTGGGTTAATCTGGCAACATAATTCGACATTTTCGCATGTGTTCCCAAAATGAAACCCTCTAATCTGTTGGAAATCCGTTCATTGGCTTCGGTTAACTGAAGTTTATGATTATATCTGTAAAGTTCAACCGCTTCATCTGTGATGTGAATTTTTATCGATTGCGATTCGCCGGTATTGTATCGCCTGGCATGATCATAAAGTTTGCCCAGGATGTTCACCCAATCGGAATGGATTTCCCGGCGTGAACTAAATGGATCGGATTCGATGTTCAATAATTTATAATCGGATTCGCACATCAAAAACCTGGATGCGAATCCCGAATAAATTTTGTCTTTTGGGAAAATGTTGTGCAAGCGTTCCGTTTGCGTTCCCATCAACAGATTGATGTTCATGTTTTTTACAACGCGTTCATTGTCGCGGTTGGCCCTGGATTGAACGTAACGGCCCCCATTAAACGCCTGGGTTAAAAATGAAATGGAATTGTTGTTCGACTTGTATGCGCCGGCGTTCATGATGTCCTCGGCTTCATCGATGTATATTCCAATACCATTGGGCTGATCAACGCATAGGGAAATGTATCCCTCAATCGTTCCATCCTTTAAAAATGGGATGATGCGCCTGGGTTTCAATTCAAAAAAATGTTCTTTGTTTTTCATGGCCTTTGCTTTCCTTTCCTCCCATTTCTTTACTGCGTGATCATGATCAGAATCGGATTCATCCAGGATGGCCTTCATCGGGTTTTGGCACATGACCTCATAAGCCGGTGATTTTCCAACAGACATGGGAGCGACCAGGAAACAAAACAAAATGTTTTTTGCGCCTCCGATTTCTGAAACATACCCGGAACCGGCCAGGGATGATATTGTCCACAATCCGGCGGTTGCCAGGAATTCCGGAGACATGGAACGTTCACCGGCCACCTCGAACAATGATTCGCGAATGTGTTCCGGGAATATCTCGAAAGGAAATTTTATTTCATTGCTTTGCTTTATTCCGATGTAATTCAGAACGGCGTTCCAATCGCGTTTCAAATGATAATACAAAATAAACGATGGTGGCAATGACCATATTTCAAAATCATCTTT